CGGCATTCATTCCAGTGCAGGACATAATCCCATAAAATCTGAGCCTGAGGGATGCCCAGGAAATTATAAGACGGGCGCAGGAGGAGCGGCGGCGGGTTGTCAAAAACCGAAATCATGCGGCTTGCGTGCACCTTCTGCCCAAGCACCCACCAGCTTTTGGGCCGCATGTAGTCAGGCTGCAGGGGATTTGTCGCGTTGTAATCTCCGGGAGACACATTGACCGGATCTACAAGGGTAAAGCGAAGCGCCATGCCCTCCGACATCTCAGCCGAAAGAGACGAGATGCGGAGCGGCAGGGCCAAATCCTCACCCTCGGCGCCCGTGTCGATAAAGATAAAGGCGCCGCCCATATAACCCATTGTAGCCGCCGCGGAATGGAACAAATCTTTCAGGTGATATTTCTGGTCAAGCAGGTCTTCGAGATGCCGCACATCCTCCGGATCCGTATCATCTCCGCCTTTGACCTCGATCCACTCACGGGTGATATCGTCAGCGACAGTCTGTATGCACGCCCGGATCATGCCGTTCTGGGCAATCTGCTGCAGGGCGCCGTACCCGATAAAAGAGGTGATAGGGTACTGCCCCATATCGCCCGCGTGCTGCTGCAGAGACTCATATATAGTGCTGTAGCCGCCCGCGGAGTCAAAGGCCATGTCGAGCGCCTCGCGCTCATCACGCGGCGCGCCCATGGTCACCGGAAGCGCAAAAGCGCGCCTGACCTTATCGATGCTGTCAAAGGCCCTGAAAGTCCTCTGCGGCATCATCAGGTTTGACGCGATATCCTCTGCGGTTGACGGGGATATATAGAGGCGTGATTTTTCGGTGTTCTCTGTCATAATCCTAAATACCTCTTATTGCTTGCGTCAATCCTGAAGCCGCCCATGCGGAAGTCCGATACAGCATAGCGCAGAGCGTCGGGGAAATGCGAGAAGTCGTGCTCAGGCACATCCGTCGGCATTCCATTCTTGTCCTTTTTCCAGGTGTAGTTCTGCACCGCGTGGAGGAAGCCCGGGCAGGCCGGTGAGACTATCATCTCGAAACCCTGCAGCTTCTGAATGCCATAGCGCACGCTGTCGGCGCCCTTCGTGACTGAAACTGTGTTCAGCCCCAGGCGCCGCAGCTCCGCTATGCTCTTAGGCTCGGCGCTGTCGCAATAAATGCGCTCATGGATAATGCCGCAGTCCTTTATCCCGGCGCATATCTCAGCGTTGGTTACTCCGGTGCCGCTCCACTCCACGAAGATGTACAGCTTCATGGCCTTCGCGTCTACCAGAGCGCCGACAAACGCCGTAGGATCCGTAAATCCGAAATCCATGCCATAGACGGCAGGCAGGCGCTGGCGGATAAGTTCCTTAGCGTCAAAATCCTGCTCCTTCACACGGTTAAAAATCAGTCCCTCGGATATGCCCCACTCGCCGTTGCCCTCAATGGCAAAACGGCGAGGGTAATGAGCCTCCATATCCGCAAAGATGGCCTTGTCCTCATCCGAGAGCCATTCATTGCACCTGTAGGTTGTAGTAGCCGCGAAGACGTGCGGATTTGGCGTATCGAAGAAACGCGCCTTAAGCCATGAGCGTTCTGACCACGGGTTAAAGGTCAGAGTCAGCTGATGGTTAAGCCCCTTCGGCAATTTGCCGCGGATAGACATATCAAGCTTGTTAAAGTCAGGCTCACGGATCTCATAAGCCTCGTCTATCCATACCCAGCACAAAAACCCCTTTGCTACTGTTATGGAAGTAACTTTCAGTCCGTCGTCGAGCCCGCGGAACAGGATCTTCTGCCCTGTCGGCGTATAAGTCAGTTCAAGCGGATTGGTTGTAGCCTTCCAAAACTGGCTTACGCCGAGGCGGTCTATAGCCCACCTCAGCTGAGCAAAACAGGAGTCCTTAAGCGTACGCCCATAGCGGCGCACTACCAGCAGATTGGCCTGCGGCTGTGCCATCAGGTTGACGATAAACCACAAGGCGGCAGTAGTAGACTTTTTGGAGGCTCTTGAGCCTTTGACGACGCGGTAACGGCATGCGGTATTCCAAAAGTCCTTGTACCCGCCGCCTACAATGTCTGAGAGCCTGACCTGCCTGACTGCCATCTGACGCCGCTACTCCTTAAGATCGTTTATGATCTGCACCTGGATAGGCGAGGATGAAGTTACATCAATCTGCTGCTTCTCTGACCACTCGCCGTCGCCGTGCGTCTTGAGGTAGAAAATCGTCGCGGCGGTGTTCTCGCCTGATGTAGCCATCTCGAACAGCACGTTTTCAACCTTCTGCAGGGCTATAGCCTTGCCC